AGATCACCGGCGGCACGCTCACGGAGCAGACCGCCGGGGAGACCAACCAGGTCCTGGCCCTGATCAACGGCAACACCAGCGCCGACGGCGCGGCGGTCATCGGCGCGGACGACGTGGCCCCGGCCCTGGGGCACAGCCTGCTGACCAAAATCCGCAGCAAGACCACCGCCGAGACGCAGGAGGGCTGGCGCGCCTGGTTCTTCTTCAAGGTGAAGTACAACCCCGTGGGCTTCAGCGCCACCGGCAAGACCGAGTCCGTCACCTACGGCGTGACCGACCTGACCGCCAAGATGCTCCCGGACATCAACAAAAAGTACGCCACCTACAAGGACTTCTTCGGCGAGACCGCCCTTGCCGCCGCCCGTGCCTGGCTCAACACCATCGCCGGGCTGACCTGACCGGTTGACGGTTGACGGTGAACGGTTGACGGTTAAAGGTCGTCTTCGGCTCCGTATTTCAATGCCGCGAAGCGGCCACCACAACCGTCAACTGTCAACCGTAAACCGTCAACAAAAAAATCGACAAAGGAGATTTTTTCATGGATGAACGCAGCGCAGTCATTACCCTGGGCGGCTCGGAATACGAGCTGCTCCTGACCACGAAGGCCACGAAGGACATCTCGAAGCGCTACGGGGGCATCGAGAATTTGGGCGACAAGCTCCTGCATTCCGAGGATTTCGGCGCGGCCCTCGAGGAGATCATCTGGCTGCTGACCGTGCTGGCCAACCAGCCGATCCTCATTTACAACCTGACACACAAAGACGCGCCCCGCGATCTTTTGACGGAGGAGGCCATGGAGTTGCTGACCTCGCCGTCGGAGCTGGCCGGGTACAAGAACGCCATCACCGAGGCGATGTTCAAGGGCACCGCGCGCCATGTCGAGAGCGCGCCGCCCGAAGGCAATGAGGGAAACGCGGGGGCCGGATAAGCGTTGATGAAATGTTTACCCGGCTCGAATATTACGGGACCGTCCAGATGCACATGAGCGAGGACAGGTTCTGGTCCATGCCGCTGGGCAAATTCCTGGACTTCTGGGCCGCCCATAAGCAGTTCATCGGGGCCGAAAAGCCCCTGCAGGACGACACGGATTACGTGCTGGGCCTGTTCGGTTGACGGTTGACAGTTGATGGTTGACGGTTAAGGGTCGCCTTCGGCTCCGTATATCAATGCAGCGATGCTACCACCACAACCGTCAACCGTTCACCGTCAACTGTCAACTGAGGAAGGAGGGGGACGCGTTGGCGAAAGTGGAGTTGCTGTTCCCCTCCGGGTTCCTGGAGGCCGTGGACAGTCTGGAGAACGGGTTCCCCGCCGTCGCGGAGGATATGCTTGACGCGATGGGCGAGGTCATTCTGCCGGAGATGAAAAAGCGCCTGCAAGGCGTGATCGACAATGTGGACGGGCGCTCCACGGGGGAACTCGCGGATTCCCTGGGCGTCGCCCCCGTGAAGGTGGACCATGACGGGAATTACAACACGAAAGTGGGCTTCCGGGAGCCGCGCCGCGACGGCAAGGTGAACGCCCTGATCGCCAACGTGATCGAGCACGGCCTCAAGCTCGAATACGGGTCCTCCAAACGGGCCGCAAAGCCCTTCCTGAAGCCCACCCGGCAGGCGGCGCGCAGGCCCGCCATCGACGCCGCGCGCAGGGTGTTCGAGCAGTGGGTCGCCGAGATCACCCGGGGGATGAAGTAGGCGTCAGCAGCGCTTCCCAATCCGCCGGGAAGCCGATGCAGCGCATGTCGATGGTGTCACGGTATTCCTCGATCAGCGCGGTCAGGGCGTTCATGAACGTGTTCTGCCACTGCAATGGATTGGGGTAAAGGAATTTCAGCACCAGGATATAGTCAAACACGCGGTCACGCAGCCGGTAGCCGAACCCGCCAGGCGTGGCCGGGACAGTGCCGAACATGGTGTAATACAGCCGGGCATAATGGGCGCAATCGTTACGCAGATTCGCCATGCACAATAGCCAGCTGGTTACGTTGCTGTCGGTAGTATGAAACAGGGATCGGGCGAGGGCTTTCTTGTCTGCCCTATGCATATCGGCGAAGAAGCGCGACAGCTCGCCGATTGTGAACAGTTCAATAATCGCCCACAGGGGGAACTTGCCGCCGTAATTCTGTATGTGGTGCTGCACAAAGGGCTTGGCGCTGTTGCGCGCTATGGCCTGATGAATGTGCTCCAGCAGCCGTGCGTGATTGTGGTAGGGTTTGAAGTTCGCCGCGTCCATGTAGCCTAGCGCGCCGTATTTGTGCGCGTGGTAATACGCTAACTGGGTACGCAGCATAAGCTCAATTTCCTCTACCGCCGCGAGGATCAGCCCGCGCAGCTTGCGGTCAAACTCATAAACCCGATATACACCCTCAAAGGTGGTGCCGGGCTTGTATGTACCGTCCGCTTGCAGGGATGGCAGAAAATAGGCCGTGAGGCGGTAGTAGTTTATCTGTTCCAGCTTCATCCGGGCAAAGGCTTCATCGGTGACGATGCAACCCCGCTCTTTCAGCTTGTCCAACTGCGCGTCAAATGTGATGGGTGGTTTCACTTGCATATGCTTCTGTTCCCCCGCTCATAAAAAACCCGCCTCTGGGACACGTCACGCATTTCTGCGGAGAGGTGCGGGCGGTCTTATCACTTATAGTATATGCGATTTTTCTCCATTTGTCAAGCCATTTGAAAAATTTTGTTCCGCGCGAGGGGGTGAGGGCGTGGCCGGTGACGCGGATATCGGGCTGCGGGCGAAGGTCGAGGGCGAGAAGGAGTTCCGGTCGGCCATGTCCGACATCCGGGAGTCCTTCAAGGTCCTCGGCTCCGAAATGAAGCTGGTGGCGTCACAGTTCGACAAGAACGACGCCTCCCAGTCCGCCCTCGCGGCCAAGGGCGAGGTCCTGACCAAGCAGGTGGATTTGCAGCGGCAGAAGGTGGAACTGCTGTCGCGCGCCCTGGAGGATTCCAAGTCCAAATACGGCGAGAACAGCACGCAGACCAATAAGCTGCAGATCGATCTCAACAACGCGCAGGCGTCGCTGAATAAAATGGAGCGCGAGCTGCGGAATAACCAGTCCGCCCTGTCGGAATTCGCCAGGGGCCAGGACGCGGCGGGCAAGGCCACCGGGGAACTCAGCGACAGCACGAAGAAATCCCACGCCAGTTTTACGGAGCTGGGCGGCCTGCTGCGGGACAACGTGACCAAGTCCGTCGTGGGCGTCAAGGACGGCATCGTGGATACCGCCCGGGGCGTCGAGGATGGCGCGAAAGAGATGGGCGGCAGTATCCTCCAGTTCGCCAAGGAGACCCTCAGCGGCGAAAACAACGTCAAGGCCCTGGGCGACGTCCTGCGGGATAAGCTGGAGGCCCGGCTGCGGGGCGCGTCGGATGAAACCGGCGACCTGACGGATTCTCTCGACGAGGCCGGGGGCGCGCTCGACGATACAGCCGATGAGGCGGAGACCCTCGGCGACGAGATGGAGGATACCGGCAAGAAGACCTCCATCTTCGGCGATGTCCTGAAAGCCAGCCTCGCCGCCGACGCCATCAAGGCCGGGCTGAAGGCCATCGTGGACGGCGTCAAGGCCGTGGCGGGCGTTGTCGTGGATTTCGTCGGCAACAACATCATCAAGGGCGGCTTCGACCGGGTCATGAACCTGGAGCAGGCCTCCTTCAAGCTGCAGGGCCTGGGCCACGACGCCAAGGACGTGGCCCGTATCCTCGAGGAGGACGTGACCAACGCGGTCAAGGGCACCGCCTTCAGCCTGGACGCCATGTCCGGCGTCGCGGCGGGCGCGCTGGCCGCCGGTATCCCCGAGGGCAAGGAGCTGGAGCGCACCCTGTCCCTGGTGGCGGATACCGCCGCCATTTCCGGGCGCGGCATCGAGGATATGGGCGCGATCTTCAACAAGATCGCCACGGCGGGGAAAATCTCCGGCAAGGAGATCAACCAGCTGTCCCAGGCGGGCATCCCCATCATGCAGCTATTGGCCGATACCACCGGGCAGTCCATCGACCAAATCCAGAAGCTGGTGTCCGATGGCAAGATCGGCATGGCCGAGTTCCAGGCCGCCATCGAGGCGGGCATGGGCGGCGCGGCCAAAACCATGGGCC